CATCTATGCTTCTTCTTCCTTCTTAGTATTAGCATTGATGCCTTTCTCTGCAGCATAAAGTGCAAAGGTCTTGGTTGCTAATCCTTGCATCAACTCTTTGATGTTATCACTATCGTTCTCATCACAAGTGCCAGACTCAAAACATCCAACAACTGATCCTGCTACGATAGCAAGTTCTACTAGAACAACAGCAAAGACAAGTCTAAATGCCCACTGTCCTGTATTAAATCCTTTCTTTAAGAGTGATGCCATTATACTATACCGTGTCTTTGAAGTAGAGATTTAATCTTATCAATTTCTTCAGTATGTTCTCTAAGAGTGTTATCGCTAAAGAGTTCTTGAATAGATTCTTTATTATCAGATACAGATTTTTCAAGACGTGCAAGTGCTGGAAACACATCATTCATCTGAGCTGCCGCTACTTCCTGTTCGGTTGGTTCCATAATTACTTCCTCGATGTTGCTTGATAAAGTTTAGCACAGACTGCTGCTGCTACTATCACCAAAATAACAATACCTGCATCACGCAAATTATTATTAGGTGGTTCTACTATATCTGGTATTGGTGTAGAGATTGATTCAATCGCTACTGGTAATTCCTTAATCATTTCTTCCATTTTAATCCTCGTTTAGTGTACCAAATTTTCTACGAATCTCACGTAGTGCCTCAAGGTTCATATCCTTGGTGCCGCCATCATAAGCATGGGCATAACCCTCTTCAATCATCATTTCGTTGAGCGACACAGTGCTGTCGCCGATGTAACACCAGCCCAAAAGCCTACCGTACTTGCCAGTACCACCGACGAGCTCAGTCCTAATGACAAGATCATCGTCACCACTGATAGCTCCTTCCAGTTTGTCTTTAAGCCAGTCTGTAGCGTCAAGTCCAAGGGCTTTTTCTTCGAGGTTCCTTGTCCTCTTCTCAGGAGTGTCAACACCGGCTATCCTTACCCTCTCCTTCTTGTAAAGTTCGAAACCAAGATCGATAGTCACATCTATCGTATCCCCATCCAAAACTCTGTCTATCTTGGTCACTCGGAAATTGTAACAACTCTTTCTGCTCGGTGGCAACATCTTGCCCATCTTCTTCCTCCTCCCACAAATCTTCTAGTGCATTATTTATAGAGGCATCAACAGGAATCCTTTCTTGTTCAGACTTCCAATCCCTCATTCTCTGTATCCATTCACCAGGAGTAGGAGCTGCTTCTGCCTTAGGAGCAAAGTATCCTGCACCAATAACAGCAATAACCACTGTCCCCAATAGGGTAACAGCGGCTACTACTTTCTCATTTGCACGGACTCTTTCAGTCAGTTCTTTTTGTTTTTCAATTAAGGAATCAACCTTCGTTTGAAGGACTGCTATCTCCAATTGGGGATTCTCCATCATTCATTTCAAGATAAGCTAATCTCATTATATAGTAGATACTCCATGATACACCACCCATCAGCAAACCGATCATAATGTTAACACTTTGTACTACTTCTTGCATTAGGATACGTGAATAACGCCTTTCATACCAGCACCAGTATGAGGTTCACACTGGAACTCATAATCTCCTGCCTCTGTAAAAGTTACATCAAAACTCTCACCACCTACAAAAGAAAGGTCTGGGTGTGATAGTTCTGGATGATCTGCTACCACAAAGTTATGTGGTGGTAAATCTCCATTGATTACTGTAACCGTATCACCTGCAGCAATTGTAATCTCAGCAGGATCAAACACCAGGTTCCCATTAGAACCCATTTGTATTTCTGCAGCATATGCCATTCTTGGCATGAAAAGAACTGCGAGAGCAATCAATGCTACCCACACAGTTTGTATAAATGTTTTCATGATATCAAATATGAGAACTAAAGAGTGATCCTTCACTCATTATACAGTCTATCTTATTAGGATGGGAATGTAAATATGGTACGTCTTGAACTGCCTGATTTCTTGCTTCAAAAGCATTCTCTGCATACTCACAAATGCTTTGATGATGCCTAGTCTCGTCTAGGTATTGAACGGTATAATGAGACACAACTGGTAGCCGTGGGCTCGCATAAATTTCAATTATATTTAGATCACTTATAGGTAATATTAACTATTATTATTAGTGTTTCAAGACTATGTGTTATGCCACTAACAAACAAAGGAGCACAAGAAATCCAACAAAAGTCATCTGTGCAAACACTGTCATAAAAAACATACCAAAAGTATTATTAGACTTGGACAACCTCTACTACCTCTGGAAATTTTTCTTGTATGAGTTTCTCAATACCCATCTTCATTGTCTGAGCACTCATCACACAGGTACTACATGCGCCAAGTAATCTGACCATAACTACTGGTCCTTCCTTTAAGTAATCTATAGAAACAAACTCTAACATACCACCATCCGCCTCAATGTAAGGACGAATCTCATTCAGTACATTATGTACATTTAAATCAGTTAATTCCATAGGTTACTCCATTAATTTAGAACCGTCTAACATAACATTCCCCGAAACACTTATCCTTTCATCGTCACAATTATAAAAAGGATATACAGTATGCCTCATTTTTGAGGGGAAAAATAACATCGTTCCTTCCACCGCTGGATTCATTCGATAGATATGAAAATTAGTCTCTCCAAGAGTATTACTATAATACATCTCAAAATTAGATATAGTAGCAGAATTAGAAGTTAATGCAATTGAATTCTTCTTTTGTTCCTCATAGTATGTGGGAATTTTCATCCAAATTACAAAACTATAAACACCAGTATGTTTATGTGCAGGATTAAACTCAGTCTGGTTCTGATAATTTACCCACCATGTATTCATATAATATGGATGATATTGACTTACTGGAACAGTAGTTCCCAAATTATCAAACGCCTCTGCATATAAACTAGTCAGATTTTGAATAACATTTTTATAAAACCAATCTAATCTATCAACTAATGTATAACTACCGGAGATGTTTCCGGCAAGTTGATGTTTAGCATCCCCTTTCTTCTTATCAATACATCTCCATACATAATCCATCTCTTTATCAGAGAGTTTATATTCTAACCATCCATAATTTTTGGGGACAATAGGCGTCACATCAGCAATATTCATGTCCTATTTTCTGAACCTCCTAGATTCTCAGAACCTCCTAGCCAAGACCCTCCATTCTTAGTGGCAAGTCTATACATCTTTTCATGCATACTAATTTTTTCTTCTTCTATTATATCACTCTCATCAGGATTTTCAACTGAAGATGGTGCATACTCATCTGTTATAACTACAGGAATTTGTGTAGGGGATTCATCAAACCATTCATTAGGATCAAAACCGCGATCATCCTTTTCCATTACAATAAGATAGCACCAATAATAAATCCTTTAGCAAATGATACCACAAGCATCTGGTAATCTGTCAAGTTAAATCTATCCTGAAATTTCCGTGCAAGGTTTCTATCCCATGCTACAACTTTATCGAATGCTTTTTGTGCTTTGTCTGGTAGTCCCATTAATCTTTCCATGGTTGAGGGTCATTTATATTTATCCATCGCTTGATCCATTTTAGAATTTTTCTCATTCAATATCCTCAGGATCACAACCTGCAAAACTCTTTGCCATCTCACCACCTATTTCTCCTCCTTGTTCCATACCAAGCATGGTAGCAGCACCAGCGAGCACCCAACCCACATAAGGAATAGAGGCGACACCAGTAGTAGCAACAGAGGCACCGACTGCACCGCCGACCATCTTACCTGTTCCTTCGCCGCTACCTTCTGCTTTGATGCAAGCGATTTTAGCGGCGGACAACTTTCCCTCAGATCCTCCACGATCCAAGTGGTGAGCCCCATCCATCGTGTAGAGTTCTCTGGTCCGCATCTTTGCTCTGCTGAGACCGAGAAACCCACCAGGTTTATTAACCTCCTTTGTCACCTCCATTACCAAAGGATCATTAGCACGATAGTTAATTGTATACCCCTCCTTACCAGCATTTACCTGATAAGAAGTATAAGGTCCAACAGGGAGATTTACTACAGGAAATTTACTTTGCCTGGAAAGCATCCCAATCATACCTATATGTGAGATGCCTACCACTGCTCCTAAACTAATTCCAATCCACTTATTCATAATCTATCTCCTCATATTATGCAGTAGGTTCTTTAGGTGGATCGTTCTTTGGATCAATACTTGCAGGAATGTCAGCAGCAATTATCTTCAGTGGCATCTGTTCAATTCTAATTGTCTGAACTGTTCCACCATTACTACCTCCACCACCATTGGCAGCTGCCTTAGAAGCAGCATCCATCTTCATTGTCCCATCACCTTTCTTAGATGCTGTCTGAATTCCGAAGCTAGCAAGAACCCCAGTAAAAACTGAAGCTATAAATGTCGGATCAATTTTCTGCTGAGGAACCCCAGGAATAGAAACATAATTTAATGTTAATATTCCGCCCGACCACACCAGAACTCCAAGGCGAACAAATGTACTAATGATTGCTGCCTGTTCGTCTGCATCTGGAAGGAGAGCATCTTTAAGTTTCTTTAAAGCACCCTTCTTTTTAGGTGCCTCCTTCTGCTCTTCTATTACTTCCTTAACTTCATCGGGCATTTAGAATAAAGCAACTACTTATATATAGTATCTTTTAAAGGGAAGCAGAAGTAGGAGCAGTAACAGTAGGATTAGCTTGTGGAGCACTAGGCATCAAGTCATTAGAACCAGTAGGAAGTGATTCAGTACCGACAGATGGAACCCCACCGCCAAGACCTCCCATAACTGCTTCAAGAGCTTGAGACTTAACGTTATCAATAATTGAATCTCGGTTGACGTATACAGATAGGCCACCAATGACAACGGCAAGAGATACAACCCCAGACGCAACAGCGATGACGTTAACAACTTTTTGACACATGATTCTTGTTCGGGTTATCTATTTATCCCTAGTATAGTATGCTTTGTAATAACTGACAAGCCCTGACGTGGTTGATTGTTTTCTACACCATTCATCAGCGCATTCGTAGATAGATCTATTGGTATTATTATTTCCAAAATTTTTAAGAAGTACCACTAAGGTCTCTTCTCTTAATTTTAATTGCTGTTCAGTCATCAGATTAATCCTAAGGAACCAGCAGTTACACCCATACTAACAAAGAAACCAAACTCTAACAAGTCCCTAGCAGGAAGAATAGATATGAGTAAGTAGTTCATGTTCCTGCTGGTACTGTTACTGGCTGCATCTGCGTTACCCGTATCCCTTTACCTCCACTAAAATCATCATCGTCATCATCATTAAATCCACCACCAGCAGCAAACCAAAACCCTAAGAGGATAAGTACTGGAATGAAAGGAAATATTAATGCCCAAACTGGTGAGACTGATTCTGTTGCGTAAGCTAATTCGCCCATGGGAATAAGAGATACGAGTAATTATTTAGTTTTGTAACGATTTAGAATATGCCTGGAATTATTTGTCCAGTAGCAACATAAGAACCAATCGCTGCCCAGAAACCAATCATTGCCCAACGACCATTAGTAAGTTCTGCTTCCTTACTCTGATCAACATCCATAACTTCTATCTGAGGTTCTGTGGCGTATGCATTCTGTCTGCCGCCGTCTTCTGTAGTAACAGTCATAATAGTGTTAAGAAACATTACAATATTATATATCACAAATTAAACCTAGTCTAGTAATTTATACTCATTTCAATACATATTATCTTCTTTATACTCTATAAGTTCCTTTACCCATTCTTTCTGACCACAATATCCATGAGCATCTTTATTCATGTGACGATGATAATTGATGTGCATCACTTCAATCATAAGGAATATTCCAATAGAAAACATAGGTAACATCCATAAGGGATGTCCAAAGACTTCACAAAACTCTTTGTAGTAATCTTCGAATTTCATGTACCTTCCCAATAAAAAAGAGGACCCGAAGGTCCTCTCTTAATTATATCACTTTCTGAATCAGAATGTGAACTTGGCGCCGACCTTACCAGACCAGTCGATGATGTCATCGTTAGATGCTTCACCAGTGATGCCAGCAATCTCACCGTATACGGAAAGATCTTCGCTTACAGCAACAGATGCACCAACCTTACCAGAGATTTCACCCTCGGTGTCGTCAGTAGAATCAGTGTGAACGAATGCAGGACCTGCCTGAACGTAGTAGCTCACTTTCTCTGTACTTCCTTCGTAGCCTACGTGAAGATCAGTTGTTCCAGTGGTGTAATCGCCATCAGGATAAGAAACGTTGCTCTCTACGTTGACATATGGACCTGCAAAAGCAGCGCCAGCGAATAGAGGAGCAGCAGCCGCAGCTGCTATTAGAGGTTTAAACATTTTAGTAGTTAAGTGTCTCGCAGAAAAATCCTGCGGATGATAGAGCTCCCGACAGAGCTCAGGTTACATTCTACGCAGGGTTACGATTCTTTCGAGTCCTTTGTTATGTAAAGTTATTTATCAACTGTCACATTTTAAACTGTGACACTCTAAGTATACTTCAACACAAATCATTTGTCAACACTACTCCTGGGGTTTGTTTTCTTGAGCAGCACTATTCTCAGTGATCCTTCCAAGATAGGGATTCAAATCCATCAACTCTTCAATAGTAAACTTAGATCCTTGTGTCGTCCAGAAATTTCTGATAGCCTCTCTATTTCCTTGATGGAATACTCCAATATGTTCTGGATGAATACTAGATCCTAACTCAACCTTATAGTTAAAGAGAGGTATAGAATAAGTATTACCTGAATTATAAAGTAAATCATCTGCTACTGGACGTGGACGCACTCCATTATCTAACTTGAACTTATCTCCACGACAATGCAACCTCATCATCTTCTCTGCATGATGTCTTGTAATAACATAACAAGCAGTAGAAAAATTATTTACAAATCTCTTATGAATTTTAACATGAAGATCACCCGTGCAAATGATTGCCATCTGAACTACATCCCAATCATAAGGGAAGTGTGCATAGAAATCTTGCCAAGTAAAGTTCCAACACTGTGCCAAATCTAAATCACAATCATCTTCCATCATGATTGCATAAGGACTATCAGATGTTTCCATCCAATGTTTAATAGCTTTAAGATGAGAAGTGGTACATCCTATCTCACCACCCGTCATATTATCTGGGTATCTTCCACTAAGAATATGACCCAAATCATCTGCTCTACCATCATATGCAGAGACCCTTTCATAGTCAGTGATCTCCCAGTACTTAAACTGTTCCTCCATGTATTGCCAACGCTCAGGTTGAGCATCTAAATTAATACAGTAGATTGGACCAAACCCTTTAAGTTTGAATGCAGATTTATTCTTATCTCTAGGAACTACTATATTAAAGGAAGGTGGTGGGGACAACTCAGCATCCTCCCTATCCATAGTCTCACTTAATTTTACCATCAATAACCTTCTCTATGTTTGGCAAATAATAATCTGTTAACATTCTAGTCCATTCAAACTGTTTTGCATAGTCTAATATTTCTTTCCTATTATGTATAGAGTACTCTCTATTTTCAATAATCTTATGCTCAATATACTTAGTCTGATGGATCATATCTTCAGGGATTACTGTAATAAATTTCTTATTAAGATCCAAGTTAGCAGTTGCCCATTCGGAAAGCACTACACCAAGTCCAGCAGAGAAAGCTTCTGCAACTACAAGAGGATGGGCCTCACCATCACTAAGCAACACAAGATTAGCATACTCAGTTAAATTCTGAAAGAGAGTTTCCTTCTTCCACTCACCCAGATAATTTTTAGATTGATCAAACCTATCCTCTGCAATGTTACCAGCATAATATAAAGATTTAATCTTCTGAAAAAGAAACTGTCTCTTTCTATGGTCAATCTTAGCCAAATAGATACTCGCTTCTGAGTGCTTGGGATCATCAGTAACTCTAAAATTATCTGACATAACCCCATTAGGATTTAAAAAGAGTTTCTCTCGTGGAATTCCTGCAAGATATTGATATGCTTTATTAACTGTCTCAGACAAACCAAATACAACTGGCTTAATAAGAGAGAACATATCAAATACTCTCTCCTTATAAGGACCCATCATATCACGACGATCTATATTTAAATATGCAAAGTGAGTCGTACACGCACATGGATATTTAATATGAGGATAAAGAGGAACCCAGTCATCATAATTAATATGAACAAAATCAGGCTCAAACTCATGCATCTGATTAAGCATCTTATTCGGATTAGGATCATTCAGAATCTGAATATCATGCCCCATATTTTCCAGGGACACTTTCATATCCCATATCAAACTCTCTACCGCACCCCAGGCAGGAGGTGGGATGGGTAAAGGTGGTCCAATGATACTAATTCGCATTGCTTCTTGGTTCCATCTTCTCTATGTTCTCAGCATAAAGTTTAACCAGACCTTCCCAGGAGAAATTATCAATAGCAAACTCTCTAATCTCATCTCTTCTACCTAAGGATGCTTCCCTATTCTCCTGTATCTTCTCTTCAATATAAGGAATGTCTTCCAACTTATCATCAGGAACTACTGTGACATAAGGAAGGTCAGGCAAATCATGTGCAGCATACTTAGATATAACCACACCTAATCCTAAGATCATTGCTTCCTTAACAACCAAAGGAGTTCCATTCTCACCATCAGACAGAAGAACTAAGTTAGCAAAGTCTCCAAGGTGTTCTCTCTTATATTCATCACTCCACTCACCAAGATAGTTTTTCTTAGGATCAAAAGGAGT